CATGCTTGGAATCATCAAATAATCACATTCCGTACGGCATTCCCCCTATTAAAGCCAGGCGGGCTTTATTTCATAGAAGACCTCCACACGTCGTATGCTAACAATTGGGCGGGCGGAACGCAAACCGGAGTGAATTTTCTAAAGGGGTTGGTCGATGATGTAATGTTGAATGGTAAGAGTTTTGTTGGAACTAAAGAAATAGGCGAACAATCTCTATCATACTTTGAACATCATATGGAATATATTCATTTTTACAAAAGTCTATGTGTAATTAAAAAACGTGAAGCTTCTATATGATAAGTTGTAAATTCATGGGCAGATTAGGAAACAACATGTTTCAGACTGCGACTACCATAGAAGTAGCGGAACGGGTCGGTTCAGATTTCGTATTACCAACTAAATCACATGCCGGTCATAGGGGAGATATAAACTCCGACATGAGTGGGTTTGATTATGATTTCAAATTTCAAGATATACTCCTACCAAACACATTCAACCAAGCTACATTTGATTATATTCCCGTCGATGTGAAGGATGATTTGGAATTACATGGTTTCTATCAATCATATAAATATTTTGACAATATTAGAGATAAATTAATCAACAAATATTTCAAGTTTAAGAATGAAATTGTAGACCAGACGTCAAAATATAAAATAACGGAGAATAGTCTTGGTATAAGTGTAAGACGGGGAGATTACATTCCACTTCAACATAATCACTGCGTCCTTTCAATGAAATATTATGCCGATGCTTTTAGTGAAATTTTAGATGTTAATCAAATTTTCATATTCAGTGATGATATTCCTTGGTGTAAAAATAATATATGTACAGAAAATGAATTTGATGAAATTGTATATGTTGAAGGCAATCCATTCGTTCAATTATACATGATGACTCAAATGAAAAATTTAATTTTATCCAACTCCACATTCGCTTGGTGGGGCGGTTATCTCAATGATAAAAAAGGAAAAATTATAATACCCGACCCTTGGTTTGGGCCAAATTACAAAGATAAAGATGTTAGTGGTTTGTATATTCCTGAATGGTTGGTTCAGAAACATGAAATTGTATTAGTATGATATTTAGAATTGTCCAATATATACAACCGTGGGAAATAGACGAATTGGAACGTCAAGTTAATAAACACATAGAATCTTCATATTACATCAAAAATAATTCTGTCATATTCGATATTACAATGAACGTGTCAGATAAGTTAATCGATTGGAACTATAGTAAAATATCAAAAAATTACTTTATAGATAAATTCAATTATCTTAAAATGAAATTGTCTTACTATTTCTCAGTAAATTTCGATACAAATGAAATGATACAGGGGGCTATAGATAAAAAAAGAGATACGTGCGATAAAGAACAGGACTTTATAATTTGGTTAGATTCTGATGTGTATTTTTCACATTTAACTCTACCATATATGATAGACGCCGCATCAAAAATTAAGGACGATTATTTTATTCTAACCCCACAAATTATAAAATATTGGGACGATTCGTGGGATTGTATAGTAAATGAAAAATTTTTGAAAGAATCACATAATCATAGAGACAATTTCGATTTATTTTCTTTAGATTATGAATTCAATGATATCGAAGTGTCCGTATTTAGAAATGACCATATTAAAATGGGAGCGGGTTGGTTTAATCTTATAAAATCATCGTTATTAAAAAAAATAAAATTTCCGGAAGAAATGGGTTCGTATGGTCCCGACGATACATATTTAATACACACGGCAAAAAAATATAACACATCACAATACATTTTAAAAAATATTGTGGTGACAGAATCAGGTAATAAATTTTTAAAATATCAAAATTATATTAAACCATTACTGTCCATAAAAATTAGAGAAAAACAAAAAATTTCGGATTTAGAATTAAACACGTTAATACAAAAATTTTACAATCAATAGATATGATATCATTCATAATACCAACAAGAAATAATCTACCATACCTAATACTAGCGTATAATAGCATTCGTAAATTCTATCCAACCGAAGAAATCATCATTCTTGATGATAATTCGGAAGATGAAACGGACGAGTGGTATATTTCAGAAGTAATGATACGTGATTTGAACACGGTTTACTCTCGTAATAATACTAAACAAGTGGGACATACGGTTCTTTATGATAAAGGTATAGAAATGGCAAAGAATGAAATATTTACCATTTTCCATGCCGATATGGTCTGTGGCCCAAATTACGTCGAAAATATCATGAAGTGGTTAAAACCACATGGGGTAGTTGCGGCAACTAGAATTGAGCCGCCATTACATCCTCCAGGCAAAGAGAAGATTGTCAAAGACTTTGGAACATACGTTGAAGATTTCAAAGAACAGGAGTTTTATGATTATTGTAAGGAGTTACAACAATTACCAGAAAATAAGGGAGTTATTACAAGAGGAATTTTCGCTCCGTGGGCAATGTACAAACAAGACTTCTTAGATATCGGAGGGCATGACAAATTATTTGCGCCATTCCCTTATGAAGATAGTGATATCTTTCAGAGAATGATTTTAAAAGGATTTGAAATCAATCAAAGTCGAGATGCTTTTGTGTATCATTTTACTTGTAGAGGACATAGATGGACTAAGGAAGTTAAAAAAGATGACATGTTTTATAAATTATGTTGCGCTAAAAATATGTCCCACTACCTTCGTAAATGGGGGTCTTGGATTGAAAATGATGAAAATTGTTATCCAATCATACAAAATAAATATGATATCGGATTCGTAGTAAATAATTGTACACCTAATTTATTGGGTATGTTAGAACCGTGGTGTAATGCCGTATATACTGATTTGGATGTTACTGATTTTATATCCAAAATACAACCAGGAACGCCATTCGATTTAACTAAGAGAGTTAAGAAATTGACAGATGAAAAGACTAATGAAATTTTATTGACATTCGACTCAAAACGATTGACTCAGGAAAACTTTCCAGTCATAACTAGCCTGGCAAAAATCATCAAAGATAGTGGAGAAATTGGTACATTTGAATATGATATATTCTCATTCGATATCAGAGGATTAACGACCTTTCAAAATAAAATTATAGATAATAATGATAATTATTATACAAATCAATTAAGGAAGCTACCCGACTCCGATATGTATTGTACAGATGCTTTATTTGAAATTCACGAAAAAGTAAAAGCGTCTACTTAAAATCAACATGATAATCATAGTTTTGGCAAATCTTATAGCTATAATTCTATTAATCTGGCTCAAATCAGATGCAATAATAGAATGGGGAACTCTTATCGGATTGTCAGAATTTTTAATGATTGACGAGTTTTATAAAATGAGACTCGACCAAATGCCGGTCAGTATAAATTATCCTACATTTTTGAAAATAAAATATAACAACTTCTTTACTAATATGGCATCATGTCCATTATGTTTATCAGTATGGTTATCTTTATTTATTTGTACAACTCTAACCACATTTACGTTAAATCTAATACTGTTAGCTTTTATACCAACCATTTGTATTCTATCACTCGTATCATATGGAGTAGTTACATCATTATTAAAATTATCATAATGAATTTCAACGCGCCATCAGATGTTAATGGTTGGTTATTGGGAAATGGATTGGTAGGATTATGTCCGGAAACTCAAAATCTAATTACTTGTATGGATATGTTATCAAGAATGTGTCCGTGTGATTCATCCGACGCAAAAACGAAACGATTTAATCAATGTAAACAACATTATATAGCATTTGCGTCGAGGGCTCAGTCATTTTCGCCACAATTATTCTCAAAAGCGCCAAATGAAAATAAATTTTGTTTCTTCCTTAATAATCAATTACTTTCGTCTGTTACTAGGTGATTAAGTCTATCTTTCCAATCTTTAACTAATGGTTTTAAGAACATAATCTTCTTGGCCGTCTTAGTCACATTATAACCCGAATCAGTATGTCCGCCTAAGTAGCTGGCATACTTTTTAAGACACTCTTCCGGATGTTCCCTAGCCAATCTACCCCTTTCGCCGGTTTCCTTCTCCCAGAGTCTCATAGGAGTTTTTCTAATATGATGTCCTTGAGTTTCTCCTACCATAGTCCAATTATCAGCCAAATAACACGAGCCATTTCTCAATTTATGTTCTTTGTAGTCTTCCGCACGTTCCGGTTGAACAAATGTCTCTAATAAGATTAAATCGTCATTGTATTTAGACTTCCACCGTTTGGCTCCTTCAATCCTGAGTTGTTTTAATGTAGAAGACGCGGAATTTTTAATTGTTATATTTGGAGTAGCCAAGCAGAATCTAGAATTATTAGCCAAATGACACAGATTTTTAATTTTTGTATTAGTATCCCAACCAATAAAACTATCTCTAACATTAACTCCTATAGTTGCAGATGACAATCCTATTGCGCCTATATGATTACCACTACCCACTTCATATACTAACCACCGAATATTTCTAGTAGGCGAGTCTTTGTATTTGACGTAACTATGATATTTGTCAATAGTATTCCTAAACAATCGATTCTGTTCAGGTGTAGAACATTCCACCAAATATATTAATGAATTGGGTTTTACTGGATAGTCAAAAAAGGACACTTGGTTAGACATAGTTTAATCTCTTCATTGAGATAAGTATTGTCTACCAACGACTCAGTAGTAATTTTAATACCACTTAATCTTAGTTCTCGTTCGATTACATTTTCCAACTCCAACCGAGAATCTGCATCTTTCATACAAATCGGGTCATTTTTAGCCTCTTCTTCATTAGGGGCGCCATCATATTTTTTAAATAAACCATCCCTATCGCCCGTTTTACTATAAAGGGGTATATTTGTATATTTCTTTAAGTGTACAAACCAACCACCCCACTTCTGATGTGCCCAACTCACCTCATTTGGAAATCTACAATCACTAATGAATATCACATGTTTTTGTATCAAATCTCTTTCAGTGAAAGATTCATAATGAACGATTTCCTTATTTATCTCCTTATCAATATTATCAATCCAATATTGACCCTCCGTTTGAATTCTCTTTTGGCAACCGTGTGCGACTAACAAAGGACGTATCAACGATTTTTCATCAGTGTTATCCGTCCATACGTTTATACCGTAATAATTTTGTATGAATGGAGCCAGTTCATCTTTTAAAACATCGGCGAATGCCAATCGTCTCGTTGTATATCCATTCCGTTCCAAAATCTTACGTGCAACTTTTACAAAGGTATCCTTACCTGCTCTTGCAAATCCACCGACACCGATTACAATTGGTTTATTCATTATCGTTTCCTTTCAAAGCGGATTCGACTTCTTTGTCAGTCAATCCATAATTTCTACAAAGTTCTTCTAATTCTTTTTTACCTGACTCAGTTAATGATAATATTGAAACGTATTCAACTGCCTCACTACTTGAGATTTCAAAATAAGTACAAATCAATTCGATTAACTTTTCGTTATATGGTTTTTTCTTAGACTTTACCCAAGGATAAAATTTTCTAGAATTGTCTGGTGGAATTATACCACCAATCATTAGTTGGTAAAATTGTGGGGAGGGGATTTTATCAAAATACTTGAATAACGTAGAAACTTCTTCCAAAATTTCAGGATTCATACTCAAAGACTTTAAAATCATGAAATGATTAAAAGACTTCTTATCTAAGTCGGTAAGACCTTTAAAATAATCGGGGTCTTGAATAGTTCGTATATGTTTGATGTGGTCAAACAGTCCTATCCCCTTTATAGTCCCTTCTTCTTTTTTCTTACGAGTCTTAGGTTTATCTACCGATTTTTTTAGTTCCTTTGTCATGTTTTCTTATAATACGATTCAATTCCTTAAACGAAGATACTATCATATTCTGATTTCTCTGTAAAGAATTTATATCGTTTATAAGTTTCTTATTGGCAGCGTCTAATTGTTTTATTTTATCGGCGTTACCACGAATCAAAAACGCTGACAAAATAGTCCACACTGAGAACAGTAGAAAAAAGACTATACTAATTATATTAATTATCATCGGATTCAATTGGTTCTGCGTCTACTTTTGGTAAGTTTGCCTTTGGATGGATATAACCATCTTTAAGTTCTTTGAATTTCTTACTGTTACGGAAGTTCTGGTCATGTTTGTCCTTCTTCCACCTATCATTATTTCGAAATGTGCGACCCATATTATTATTTCATGTTTTCTATATGTTCTGCTTACAACTTGATATTTATATCATTATGAATAACTATTGTCAAGATATAAAAATAAGTGGAATTTATAAAATTATAAATAAAATTAACGGAAAATACTATATCGGTAGGTCGGATAATATTTTAGGAACGTATGGACGATGGAAAGAACACATTAATCGTCTTAGAAATAATAATCACGAAAATAAATATCTCCAAAATGCTTGGAATAAATATGGAGAGTCGAATTTTGAATTTTTTATTATTGAAGAATTACCAATTGAAAAACTTGTAGAACAAGAACAAAAATATTTAAATGAAATTAGAAATAATCGACGTAATATTTGTTATAATTTAAGTTTCTCAGCTACAGGCGGAGGAACATTAGGATATAAACATTCCAAAAAAACAAAACTTAAAATATCTAAAAAACTTAAAGGACGTCGTTCGCCAATGAAGGGCAAAAAAATTAACATAGATGATAATAAACATTTAGACCAAACTAACTATACATTCAAAAACATTAAATCCGAAGAAATATTTTACGGAAGGCGATATGATTTTTGTAAAAAATTTAGTTATTGTCGAGGAGCTATAAACAATCTTATACAAGGTAAAAGTAAAACGTCATATGGTTGGATTTTAATTTAACCATTTTTATTTTCCTACAGCATCAAAGAAACGTTTTTTAGCATCTTCATATTCCATATGAGTCATATCATTATAAAACAGCTTCTCAGGATTCAACCGTCCGGCCGCTTTTAATTTTTTATATCGTTCTATAGCCCTTGGCTTCCACCAGTCCACTATGGATCTGGTGTCATCTTTAAATAGTGGCTTCATGACCAATTTATCCATTGTAATTTTATTACATAGGAATTCTTTTGTATTTTCATAAAAACAAGAATAGTATACCCCTCTCTGATATCCATGACAGTATTCAGATTGTTTGACGTTACACGCCTTAAATATCATATTTAAGACTCTCATCTTTGCGCCTGTGACTGGGCCTGATATACCCTCTTTTTGTGTCATGGCCTCTTCATATTCTTTCTTTTTATGTTGTTTTAACCAACCATGCCAAGCTTCATACGATTTTTCATACGGCTTAATTGGTATTTTTCCCTTTGAATCCCCCACATCTGTCCACCATTTTAAACTATTATACATCGATGGTCTTCCGTATAAACTAGTAGTCGTCATACCAACCAGCTTTCCTGGATTGGAATCTCCACCAGACGGACATTCCCACTCATTACGGACAACGCCAGACGTGACCATGGCGGCGACGAGTTTACCACCTAGAAAATTACTACCGAATGGTTGAGTCGGAACGATGGTAGTCCCAATAGCGGAATGTCGTAACATCTTATCCTTGAGTTTATTTTCAGGAGTCCAACCTATATACTTATCTCTATCGGATATGGAAATAACGTCACTGGCAATAGAACATACTCCTAAAACTTTAGTAGTAACTTCATCTCTTATTAGAAATTTAATGAATCGGCCAGGGGCCTGATTGTATTCGGCGCTACTACAATAATATCTCAAAGTAGTCCAAGTACGTTCTAAAGTATCATCTACCACAACAACTACAGGCTTTAGATTCGTGATTTCTTCAATAGTCAATTCTTCATTGTTGATGTCAGTAGGTTCCCAAATTAAGGCTTTGGTTTGTTCATCGACTTTAGAAATGTATGGATTTATGTCTCTCAATTCTTCCCACTTCTTACGAAAAGTAAATTCCTCAACATCTAAACTAATCAGGAAATTCAAATCATTAATCAGTTTAGTTTTATTTTCTTCAAATTTAAAGACATCCTCTCCTGTGACAGATTTGAATGCGTCATTGTGGGCATATTTTCCTGCCGGACTACACGCCTTATTGGCATAGGAATTTAGCGTAGAAATAAAATCTTTTTCTGTTATAATTCGTGGTTGATTAAAAAAATCAGACATATACTTATATTATATGTCAATCACAACTAAAGTCAACGACAAATCGACTATAAAAACTATACCACCGACGTATTTCCACTGTTTTAAATTAACTTCATCTTCGTATGCGCTGTTCGACATGAAAATGGATATGCCTATAATAATAGGGTCTTTAGCTATTATAAAAACAGTTAAACTTCCACAAAATTCTATGGTATTTTATTATGAAATTAATTCTAAGAACTTTTTTGAGAAGGGGCCTAAAAAGACGATTGCCATTAAAGGAAACGGAAAACATTCAAAGCCACCATTAAGATATCATTATGTTAATAAAACGGAGAAGTTCTATCATTATTTTAAATTAACGCCGGTGTTGTCCGTGTTATTTGATACGGATTTTAGTATGCCTATCGTATATGGTTCAAATCAAAAAATTCAAGCCACGATGAACCATCTAACAAAAGAAGTATCAATTTTCTACTACAAAGAAGATTTTACTATAAAGAATTCCTTTAAATTTTTTATGATGTTTGAGGGTAATGCATCAGTAACTTAATTTTATATCGAATTCACATTCTTCTAGATGTGACTTCAATCCGCCCATCAACGCTATCTCCATCTGAATATCAGTCTGTTCTAAACTTATTTTTATGACTGTGTTCTTTTTATTGTCAAAAATACCATACATATGTAAATCGATTGGCCTAGATTTTTGTTTCTTTGACTTTTTCTTTTTAATCATATGTATGGTATTATCGAACGTTATTGAACACTAACTGTTTGAGTTTTATCGGAAGTGATATTTGTTACTTGTGTAACGATAGGAGTAGGCGTTTGTGATGTTATTTCCATGACAGGCATAATTTTAGTCATAGAGACTGATATTCCATCTGCGGTGGCTTTGTCGATGGCAGATTGTTTGACAGGCCTCATAGCGAATACCAATTGAGGTCTACCTTTACCGGAACTCTTTTGTCCAATCGCCGCCACAAGATTTTCTTC